AACCTCGCCCGCCTAGAGCAGGAAGGCGCTGCGGCGAACCGTCGACAAAGGGTCGAGCGCCGCATTGCATCGAACCTGGCGGAACTGTCCCATATCCAGAAGGCCAGTGATGCGGCGTCTACTCCGGCTCCGGAAGTCGACACTTCCGTGCCCGGCGGCTTCACGCTGCCGCCTGCATTGCAGCAGCCCAGGGGGAAGAACGATACTGCCGGAGGTCGCGGTCGCGGCCGCGCAGGTCCGACCGAAGCCGACATCGCAGCTATGCGCGAGGCGCTCGACCTGCAGAACGCCCTCGACCTCGCCCGAGCCAGCGGCAACAGCACCCAGATCAGGGCGCTGGAGCGTAAGCAGGAACTGGCGCGACTGACTGCCGACTTTGAGCGAGCCGGGTATGCGGACGCCGCCACCAAGGCGCAGGACCACCTGAAAGCTCTCGATGCGGTTCGTGAACGCTCCGAACAGATCGCCGATTGGGAAAAGAAGAGCCTCGCATTCTGGGAGGAGCTTGGTGAAAGCGTCCGTCGCCAGAACGACCTCCTCCTCGACCGCTTGGGCTTTGAAGCCGAGATCGCCCGACTGGAAGGCGACCCCGACCGCATCAAGGAGCGGGAGCGCGAACTCTGGATCGAACAGCGGATCAACGACCTGCTGTCGCTGCGTCCAGACCTGACGGCCGATGCCCGCCGCGCCCAAGCCGAGAACGAATGGCAGCGCCTGGACGCGGCCGACCAGACCGGCCGGATGCGAGACGAGTTCCGTTATGCCTTCACCGACGGGATCAGGGCGGCGATCGACGGCGACCTCGGCGACTTCTTCGACAACCTAGCCGACCGCTTCACCACGCGGATGCTCGATAACCTGGCAGACGACCTGTTCGACCTACTGAGTGATGCAGCCAAGGGGCTCGGTAAGGACGGCGGCGGCTTCTGGTCGTCCATCGCCAGCGGCATCGGCTCGATGTTCGGCTTTGGCGGGGGCAGGGCGACCGGCGGCGCGATGTCCGGCGGCAACTGGTATCGCGTCGGGGAGCATGGGCCTGAGGACATCCTCATGCCGCGCAACGGCTTTGCGGTGCCGTTGGGCGCGCTGTCGTCGGGCGGGTCCGGCCAGCCGCAAATGACCGGCGGCAACACCTACCAGTTCTCCGGCAACCTCATGACGCCTGAGTTCTGGCGACAAATCCAAGGCGAGATCGCCGCCGGCGAGGCCCGAGCCTACGGCCGCGCCATGAACGACGCTCCCAAACTCACCATGAGCCAGACAGCCCGGCAGCAACGCCAGGCGGTCGGACGCCAGCGACGCGGTTCGTAGGGAAGCTCCATGCCTTTTATACTGCCGACCTCCCCGAGGCCGTCGAAGATGACGCCTCGGCCCGTCTTTGCGCGCAATGAGACCCGGCCAGGCTACGGCGGGCCTGTCGGTCGGAACCTGCGACCGGGCACGCGCTGGGCCTGGGATTTCGAGTACCCGCCCATGTCGTACGTCGATAGTCTAGCGTTCGACGACCTGTTGACCGAGGACGAGACCATCGTCGCGGACATTCTTCAGCCGGGTCTGGTCATCGGTGATCCGGGCTCTCCGCTGGTCAACGGCGCCATGCAGTCTGGCCGCACTCTTAACCTGAAGGGCCTGACCCCAGGCTATGTCTTCCGCAAAGGTCAGTGGCTGTCGGTCATCAGCCAGGATCAGCGCTACGCTTACAAGTCGCGAGCCGCGGCGACGGCCGATGGGTCCGGCAATCTGGCTGTCCCGCTGCGCACGATGATCCGCTACCCGCTGGTCAACAACGCCGCGGTCGAGATCGCCCAGCCCAAGGTGGAAGGGTGGCCCACCCTCGAACAGGACGCCCACGCGATCGACGCCGTGGACCGGCTGGTTCGCCTCCGCTTCACCATCGAGGAGCGTGAATAATGGAGCCGGCAGCCATCGCTGGTCGCTCCGGCAAGGCTCGCTGGCTGGTGCAAATCCTGCGCCTGACCACGGCCGACTTCATCCTTCGGCTCACGACGGGCGGCTTCCTCGTCTGGAACGGCGAACTCTTCACCCAGCGCGACCGCACCTACGGTGTCATCAGCGACCTGCCGACCTTCGAGGACGGCGTCGACGGTCAGACCACGCGCGTGGACATCGGCTTCTATCCGGCCAGCTATGACGCTCTCGTCGCCATGGCGGACCGCAAGCATCAGGACGCCAAGGTCGAGATTTACGACTGCGCCCTCGACCCGGAAACGGGCCTGCTGTGGGGCGAACCCGATCTGCTGTTCCAGGGCGAGTACGACTTCGCCCGCTTCATCATCGGCGAGACCGAAGAACTGATCCTCGAATGCGGGACTGAAGAAGCCCGCCTGAACGAGCCGAACGAAGACCGGCGCCTCTCCCATCCCTTCCATCAATCCGTCTGGCCCGGCGAGCTTGGGCTCAGCCACGTCACCGGCCTCGGCCGGAAGATCTACTGGCGGCAGAACGAGCCCAAGGGGTCGATCAGCAGCGGCGGCGGATACGGCGGCGGGGGTGGCGGCGGCTCCAGCATAGTGGCGAACCAACGATGACTGATCTGGATCACGCGCGCCGCGTGAGGAACCTTCAGCGCCGGATGAAAGCGGCCGAGGCGACGCGCCACCGCTTTCAGGGCCTGCCCTATGAGCCGGGCAAGCGCGACTGCCCTCGAATGGGTCTGCACCTCCTGCACGGCCTCGGGATCAAGGCGCCGTTCGCCAAGGGCTTGAAGTGGCGCAACGAGGCCGAGGGCCTGCGCGCGCTCAAGGCGCTGGGCTTCGCCAATCTGATCGAGGCCATCGACAGCCTGGGCTTCGCTCGTATCGCGCCCGCCCGCGCCCTGCCTGCCGATCTGGTGGCGCTGGAGACCAGCCATGAAGTCGGCTGCATCTCCGTGGCGATGGGTAACAGCAACTACCTGGCCTTCACCGACCACAGCCCGAACGCCGAAGTCCTGACCGGGCTGACGGGCTTCGCGCGTGACGGTCTGGGCTACTGCGCATGGAGGACGCTCGATGGGTAAGGCCCTGAAGACGGCCGGCGCCATCATCGGCGGCGCGGTGCTGATGGCTACGGGCGTCGGCGCTCTGGCCGGTCTGCAAGTCACAGCAATGGGCATCGCTGGCATCGGCACCATGTCCGTGGCGAACCTGCAGCTGATGTCTGCTGGCCTGATGGCTGCTGGGTCGATGCTGGACAAGCCGAAGTCGACGGCCTCGGGCTCGCCGAGCGAGTGGACGTCCAACCCCGATCAAGGGATTCCCTTCCTGTTCGGCCGCATGGGCGTGGCCGGGAAGATCGTCCACCGCGACGAGTACGGCCCGGACAACCGCCTTCAGGGCATCGTGACGATCTATTCGGGCGCGGGCCCAGTGAAGTCGTTCCAGGGCTTCACGGCTGACGAACTGCCGGTGTCGTTCGTCTCCAACGGCGGAACCGCTGTCGGAAAATACAGCCGCCAGATGTGGCGGTCGTGGCGGATGGGCGCCCAGCCCGACACGGCCCTGAGTCTGCCGACCGGCCTCGACGGCGGCGCGGTCATGCCCATGTGGGGACCGCTCTACAAGCTGTCGGGCAAGGCGTGCGACCTGCTGACGCTTCAGCAGGACTCCAAGTTCAGCGTCTACCCGTCAGGCGAGCCCCAGCCGATGCAGGTGCTCGAGGGCGTCTACGGCTACGACCCGCGCTACGACGACACCTATCCGGGCGGCGAAGGGCCGTGCCGCTACGGCGTGCGCGCGACCTACCGCTACATCAACGATCCCATCACGGCCGCCCTGAACTGGGCGCTGGGCATGATCGAGAATGGCCAGGTCGTCGGCGGCATCGGCGCGTCGCTTCAGGGCGTGGACCTGCCGGCGTTTGTCGAGGCGGCCAACATCGCCGATGCGAACGCCTGGACCGTCGCGGCTTGGCCCGACACGTCCGAAGACGCCTCGGTGGTTCTGGACGAACTGCTGGAAGCCGGCGGCGCCAAGCGCTCGCGCGTCGCGGGCAAGATCAGCTGCGTCAGCCGCGGTGCGCCGCGCCCATCCATCGTCACCATCACGCGCCGCGACACGGCAGGCGCCATCGAACTGGACACCGGCGCCAGCCGCTTTAACCGCCTGAACACGATCACGCCGGTGATCATGTCGGAGGCGCATAAGTGGAAGCACGCGCCAATGAACCCGGTGGCGTTCGCGCCGCTGGTGGCCGAGGACGGCGGCAAGCGCAGCGACCAGATCAAGTACCGCTTCGTCTCCAAGGTTAAGCAGGGCGCCGAGCTGGCTGCCTATGACATCCTCGACGCGCGCGAGCCCTTCTCGGGCACGATCCCGCTGTTGCCGCACCTGCGCCGGCTGAAGCCGGGCGACTGCTTCGACATCGATGAGCCGGGCTTCATGCTCGACGGCGTGAAGATGCTGGTTTTGAGCCGGTCCTACGACGCGAGGGTGGGCGAGGTGCGCATCGCCTTCCGTTCCGAGACGGACAGCAAGCATCCGCTGGCTCTCGGCAAGACCACGACCATGCCGGAATACCCCGGCCTGACGGTTCCCGACCCCACGGAAGTCACGGGACCGCTGCCGGGCGACTGGACCATCGTGCCGCGCCCGCCCAGCGAGAGCGGCGTGCAGGTCCCGATCATCGACATCATCGGGGAGGTCAGCAACGGCACGGCGACGGCCGTTCACTTCGAGTGGTGGGTGGTTCCCGCCGGCGTTGACCCGAACGCGTCACCGCCGCTCGACGCCGCGTGGCAGTCGGCGGGCATCTGGCCCCCGACCGTCACCTCGATCCCCGTGCAGGCCGATCCTGGCGCCTCGATCTGGGTTGCGGCGAGCTACCTGCGCGGAGAGAACTTCTCCCAGCGGAAGCTCTACGGTCCGATCACCGTACCGGGGCTGGTGTCCGACGACACCACACACCTGAACGGCGAGCCGGTTCAGGACGTGCTGGACAGGCTGACGGACACCGCGGCGCTGGCGGATCAGACGTCAGCCGAGGTCCAGTCTGTCCGCGATATGTACGGCTCCACGGCCGACGCGGCGACCTCGGCGGCTAAGTCGGCGGCCCATGAGGCGGGCGCCAATCAGGCCAAGGCGGACGCCATCCTTGCGGCGGAAGCGTCCGATCGGCGCGCCGAAGCTGCGGACGCTGCGAAGCTGGAGGCTCAGCAGGCGCGGGCTGGTGCGGTTTCTGCACGCAATGACAGCGTGGCGGCGGCTGGCGCCTCGGGCGATGCAGCGGCCATTGCGGCCGAGGAGCGCCGCTTG